TAATCTTCACAGGATGTGAAGCTGAAGACGAGGAGGAAGACACAATTCACGGCGGTGCAATGTGGGCCAGAATGCCTATAACTGCCTTAGTTGCAGATATACCTTTAGAAGAATGGCCTGAACCTATGGCAACACATGACGCACAGCCTTGGGATTGTTCCTCACATAATCATTCTGTTTATGTTTTGGACAGGGCTACACCGTGTCCCTGGTTAGCTAAGATTGATGGTCAGATGTTTCCTGCTAAGTATTTGTTTACTGTAGACTACACTGATAGCGAGATCGGTGATGACCCTGCACAACACAAACAGAGCCATGTTTTACAGCTTTTAGATGCAGGAGAGTGGACAGGTAATATTGTTGCGTTACCAAATAATCGGGTGCGTGTAACGCATCCAGCTTGGTTTGCGGTAGGAGAGGGTGCCCCTGATTTTAAACCCTCACAACATATACACTATTCAAAAAGTGATTTAGACTATACACTAGATGTAAATCGAGTATTCGATAACCTATACAACGAGGAAGAGAAAGATGGCTAAAGGACTTGTTGGAAATCAAAAGAAGTTAGATCGTAACAACAATAACCGAATAGATAAAGAAGACTTTCAGCTTTTAAGAAAACCTGATGCTATGTCCAAAGGCGGAAAAGTAACAGCGTTTAAAAATGGCGGCGTTGCAATTATCAAGACCAACCAGAAACCACACATGAGTTAAGCTATGGCAACTTCAGGATCAAGAGACTTCGAACTAGATGTAGCTGACATCATCGAAGAAGCATATGAAAGATGCGGACTAGAGGTTCGTACAGGCTACGATGCAAAGACGGCTCGTCGGTCTCTTAACCTGATGTTTGCAGAATGGGCAAACAGAGGCTTGAATCTCTGGACTATACAGCAAGCAACGCTTACGCTTACTAAGGGCCAGGCCCAAGAGACGTTGACTTCTGATGTAATAGATCTTCTTGAAGTGGTGTTACGACGTGATGGTACGGACTTTGAACTGAGCAGAATTAGTAGGGGTGAATATTTAACGGTTCCTAATAAAACTACGGAAGCTCGTCCAAGCCAGTATTACTTTGACAGAAAAATTGCTCCGGTTATTAATCTCTGGGCTACTCCAGAAAACTCAACAGATCAGATAGTTTATTATTATGTGCGACGAATCGAAGATGCTGATACTCTTACTAATACTACTGATATGCCTTTTCGTTTCTATCCTTGCATGGTGGCTGGACTAGCATACTACTTGGCGATGAAACGTGCTCCAGAGCGGATTCAGTTATTAAAGACAGTTTATGAAGAGGAGTTCCAACGTGCTTCTGATGAGGATGAGGATAGAACACCTCTGAAACTACAACCTAGTATACAATATTTGAGGGTATAATGGCGTTTGCGTCCGGTAAAAAAGCTTTTGGTATATCAGATCGATCTGGTTTTCGGTATCGACTCAGAGACATGCGTAAGGAGTGGAACGGACTACTTGTAGGTAAGGATGAGTTTGAACCAAAACATCCGCAGCTTAGACCTCCTCGTGTAGGTACAGATCCACAGGCGTTGAGAGATCCACGTCCAGAGACAGGTTTGTCAGAGCAAAGAGCTTTTCAGTATGGGTTTAATCCTGTTGGTTTTAAGGAAATTCCAGGCATAATAGATGAAAACGATCTTGTGGCTACAGGATCTGTAGGAACAGTTACAATTTTCTTTCCGCAGCATATTGGTAGTCAGGCTACAGGATCTGTAGGAACAGTTACGGTGGTAGTATAATGGCTTTTACATACGACGGTTTAAAACAAGCAATTCAAGATTATACGGAAAACTCGGAGACGACTTTCGTAAACAATCTTCCTATTTTTATCAGGACTTCTGAAGAGCGCATATTAAAAAATGTGCAGTTGAATTTATTTATGCGTAATCAAGTTGGTTCTATGGCTGTTGGCAATCAGTATCTTGGTGCGCCCAGTGATTTTTTAGCTCCTTTTTCCGTAAGTATTTATAATAGTGCCGCAGGAAGTGACGCAAAAGAATATCTAGAGTTTAAAAATTTATCTTTTATTGAAACATTTCATCCTGATTATACTGTTCGAGGTAAACCAAGATACTATGCTCAGTTTGATGTGGGTAACTTTATTTTAGCTCCAACACCTGACGTTGCCTATGATGTTGAGGTTCAGTATATGTATAGACCTGCTAGTCTAACTTCAGGTGCAGGGACGGCTACGTCTTGGTTAAGTGAGAATGCAGAGTTAGCGTTATTATATGGTTCACTTGTTGAGGCGTATATCTTTATGAAGGGTGAGCCAGATATAATGGCACTGTATAACCAGAGGTTTAATGAAGCGATAATTGGGTTGAAAATGCTAGGGGAAGCAAAAGAAACTACGCAAGATTATCGCGTTGGTAGAGTAGTGAGGCCGAAACAATAATGTTTAAACTTAATTTTGATATTCCAGACGATCCTATCGTCAACGTACAAACAACGCAGAATCGAGGATTTACCCCCGATGAGGTTGCAGAACGTTGTGTAGAAAAACTGATTAGCGTGTCGGATAACGCACATCCAGCTATCAGAGATCAAGCACGAGCGTTCCAAAAGCACATGGAAAAGGTGGTTGCATTTTATATGCGCGAAGCTATTCGCAGTGACCGCACAACCGTGTATAATGCCCTTATAGATGCAGGGCATCCAGAACTGGCTGACGCAATAAGGAGATTATAACATGGCGATCACGCAAGCAATGTGTACCTCTTTCAAGCAAGAACTTCTTGAAGCAGGGCACAACTTTAAAAACTCAGGAGGGCATACTTTTAAGCTTGCTCTTTATACTTCGTCTGCATCATTAGATGCTTCTACTACTGGTTATGCTACTTCAAACGAGGTTAGTGGCACGGGTTATTCCGCTGGTGGTGGTACACTTACACGAGTAGATCCCAGTACGAGTGGCACCACGGCGTTTACAGACTTTGCTGATTTAACGTTTTCAACGGCGACAATTACAGCAAACGGTGCTTTGATATATAACACCACAACTGGTGGCGGATCAGGTACAACGGATTCTGTTATTGTGTTGGCGTTTGGTGGCGATAAGACATCAACTGCTGGTGACTTTACTATTCAGTTCCCAACAGCGGACGCGAGTAACGCTATTATCCGTATCGCCTAGACGGACCAGGTCCGATGGCAATAATTGCGGGATGGAGTAGAGGTACATGGTCTCAAGGTACTTGGGGCGAATCCATTCCAGTTGTTGTTACAGGAGTGGCAGGGACAGGTGCGGTTGGATCTGTTTCTGTTGTTGCAGAGGCTAGTGTTCCAGAGACAGGGCTGGCGGCTACAGGTGGCGTTGGCTCTGTTGTCGTTGCGGCTGCGGCTGATGTAGGGGTTACAGGCTCTACAAGCACAGGTTCTGTAGGTTCTGTCGTTGTCACAGGTACAGCAAACATTTCCGCAGCGGGATCTGCGGGTACGGGAGCCGTAGGATCACCGACAATTAGCGGTGATGCGATTGTTCCAGAAACAGGTTTATCTTCTACAGCTTCCGTTGGTAGCGTAACAGTTGCTGCGAATGCAGACGTTGGAGCTACAGGATCTGCTGCTACTGGTGGGCTAGATTCTGTAACGGTAACAGGTACAGCCAACGTTCCAGAGACAGGTATCTCTGCCACAGGCGGCGTTGGTAGCGTTACAGTTATAGGCGTTGGTAACATAGCGGTCACAGGATCTGAGGCTACGGGCGAAGTCGGTACGGCTACAGTTAATGCTGCTGCAAATGTTGCTGTAGAGGTTGGCGAATCTCCACCCACAGGTTTTGCTTTTGGTGTGGTAGGCACTGTCATTGCGGGTATTTCTGTAGAGTTTTTAACAACGGGATTGGCAAGTGGAACAAATGTTGGTACTGTAACGGTACAAGCAAACGCAGATGCTATCGTAACTGGCGAAGAAGTAGCAGGAAGTATAGGAAATGTTAGGGTATATGGTCAAGTTGTTCCAGATCAAGTTCCGAATTTTCAACCGCCTGTGCCCGGTATGCAGCCCGGCGATCCATTGTCGAGTCCCTCTTATAAAGAGGCTGAAGGAGCGCCTAGAGGCTTTGTACCCGGTGATCGTTTACAAGAAGCTGCATGGAAAGACGTAGCATAGGAGAAATATATGGCTAGTACGTTTACAACAAACTTTGCGATTGAAAAACCGGGAACTGGTGAACAATCTGGTACATGGGGTACAACAACAAACCATAACTTTGATATATTTGATCGGTTGGCTGGATACAAAAGCGTAACTGTATCAGGTGCAACGCATACATTAACTGTTAGACCAGGCTCTCCATCTTCTGGATCGAGCAACGCATCAGACGGTATGTATCGCGTTATTGAGTTTGTAGATTCGGGTTCAGATCTTGGCAGTGATGTTACGCTAACAATAGCACCAAACACAACTCAGGCGTTTTTTATCTTTAAAAATTCATTAACTGCGGATAGAAATATAATTGTTACGCAGGGTAGCGGAACAAATGTTACCGTTCCCGGCACAGGAAAAGTTAGCATTGTGTACGGTGATGGTGGCGGATCAGGAGCAAATATGATAAGCTTGAGTGATACTTTGGCAATGTCAAATCCTGAGATTACAGGTGGTTCAGTGACCAATCTTACTGAGTTAAGCATGGTAAACGCTGCGGCACAGGTCAAAGCTCAGAATGGTTTAAATGTAGACGCGGCGGGTACTGCTGTCGCTTTATCAATTGCGTTAGGATAGTTAGATGGCAACAAATACCTTCAAACGAAAAATCTCAGCAAGCATAGGCACCACGGCTACGGCGGTTGGTGGTTATCAAGTTCTTCTGGACGTTCAAACCACAGCAATTGGTTTGGCTCTGGCTAATGTAACAGCTTCTCAAATAACTGTAACTGTTACTTTGAATACCCAAGCGGGTGATACAATCCATATTATTAAGGACGCACCGATACCAAGCGGTGGTGCGTTGATCCCGATTGGTGGAGATCAAAAGGTTGTTATGGAACATAACGATCAGATTAAAGTTGTGTCGGATACAGCATCGTCAGTCGATGCTATCTTGAGTATTCTAGAGATTGCTTCATAGGAGTGTATAGATGCCATATTTAGGTAACGAACCTGCCACAGCGTACACAAGCACCACGAAGGATACTTTTAGCGGTGACGCCTCTACTACCGACTTTACAATGTCAAAGTCCGCAAACGTTAATGCGGTTCGAGTAGTTGTAGAGAACGTTGTTCAAAACCCGACTGTCGCTTACACCTGTAGTGGCACCACGTTGTCTTTTACATCGGCACCTCCCACAGGCACAAACAACATCTACGTTGTGCATCTAGGACCACCAGCCGCGACTGTTGCACCGCCTTCGACTATTAATAATCCGACTACATTTACTGGTGGTGTTACCTTAAAGAACGAAACGCCAGAAGACACGGACGGAGGACGAGAGTCGATAGTTACCTTTCAAGGTACGCAATCTGGTAGTGAAATTACCACATTGGCTCAGATTCAAGCGTCACATGACGGTACATCGGATGATGAAGCTGGCGATTTAATCATCAAAGTTAATGACGGCAACGATGGTGCATCACCTAGTGAAGCCATGAGAATAAACTCATTAGGTAATGTGGGTATTGGTACTGCTAATATTGATGTTTCAACTCAAGCAGGTGGCTCTGGTTATAAAGCATTACAGATTGAAAGTGATGAGGGTGGACAATTAAACTTTGACCACAATGATGCTGGAACAGGCTCTACTCTCGGACAGATTAACTTTCAAAGAGCAGGTGAAGTTCTTGCTGAAATAGAAGGTGTTACTGACGGTGCAACAGATAATGGTCGTATAGCTTTTAGAGTGCAACCTGATGGCGGTGCGTTAGGTGAAGTCATGAGAATAGACCATACTGGTAATGTAATGATTGGTCACACCTCCCAAGATTCACCTGTTGATAATGGCGGTGCTGGTGTAACACTTAGAACGCAAGGCGTAATGCTAATCGGTGGTACTGGAACTTCTATATACGCTAACCGTGAAGATAGTGATGGCGAGGTTATGCAGTTTCGCAAAGACGGCAGTAGCTTTGGGGGGATTGGTCTTTCTGGTGGTAATAATATGTACATTTCTGGTACACAGACTGACCATTGTGGATTTACTTTTGCAACAAATCAAATTCTACCTACAACACTGGGAACTGCTAATGATAACATTGTTGATTTAGGTTCAAGTTCTAATCGTTATAATGACGCATATATCACTAACGGTGTTACAACAGGTTCTGATGAAAGAGAAAAACAACAGATTGCATCACTAACAGATGCAGAAATTACCGCAGCTAAAGCAATTAGTAAGTTATTTAAAACGTATAAGTGGAATAGTGCAGTAGAATCCAAAGGTGACAATGCTCGAACTCACACTGGTGTTATTGCTCAACAAATAGAAACTGCAATGTCAGACGCAGGGTTAGACGCAGGGGATTATGCGTTCTTCATTAGTACAACTTGGTGGGAAAAAGATGTAGAGGTTGCTGCTGTTGAGGCAGACGAAGAGAGCGGCATAGAAGCACAAGACGCTTACACACGTACTGATACCTACGACACACAAGAAGAAGCACCAGAGGGCGCAACAGAGCGTACAAGGTTAGGTTTAAGATACGCAGAGTTACTAGCATTTATTGGTGCAGCAACAGAACAGAGACTAACTAGCATTGAAGCTAGATTAGACGCACTGGAGGCAGGATAATGAGCAAGGCACGAGAACTAGCTGAACTAGGTGCGGTTTACGATAGCGGTGCCTTGTCGAACCGTAATATTATAATCAACGGTGCTATGAATGTGGCGCAAAGGGGTACGTCTAGCACAGGCGTCGGTGGATCATCAGGATATTTTACTTGTGACAGGTGGAAAATAACAACGGATGCTACTGCTGGTAGAGTAACTATGACGCAAGAAAGTGATGGACCAGATGGATTTGCAAATAGTATTAAACTAGCTACTACAACTGCTGACACTTCTATCGCAGCAGGAGAACTTTTTATTTTAGGTCAAAGTATTGAGGCTCAAGATTTACAAAAATTAAAAAAAGGTACAAGTGCAGCTGAATCTGTAACAGTAAGTTTTTATGTTAAAGCAAATGCCTCTGCTACATATGTGGCTGAATTGTTTGACCATGACAACACTAGAAATAATACAAGAGCATTTACGGTAGGAACAAGTTGGTCGAGAGTAGAATTAACTTTCGCTGCAGACACAACAGGTGCTTTGGGCGATGATAATGCCGCAGGTATGACGTTTCAAATATGGCTACATGCAGGGTCAACTTATTCTGGTGGAACATTTTCTGATAATACTTGGCAGAGTGTTACCGCTGCAAATAGATATGCTGGAAGTAGAACATCAATCTTTGATAGTACAAGCAGAACACTTTTTATCACAGGCGTCCAGTTGGAAGTCGGCACAGAAGCCACGCCCTTTGAGCATCGGTCATTTGCTGATGATCTTTTAAGTTGTCAACGCTACACATACATTATTACAGGTGACGATGATGACATGACAGGTATTATGGGTTATGGGGAGTCAGCATCAGCCGCAAGGTTTCCTTTATTGTACCCTGTTAATATGAGAGCATCTCCATCTTTTACTTTATCGGGAACTTGTAGGGCGCAAGGTGGCACAGCAGATGGTGCAAATTTTACAAGTGGATTGGCAATTGTTAATGCAAATACTAATCATACTGGGTCTGCATTAAGAGTTACTGGCACAAGTAATCTAGCTAATGATAGAGGGTATAATCTCCAAATAAAAGCTGACGGTACAACACTAACTTTTGATGCGGAGCTATAAAATATGAATATTGAATCAGCACAATATTACAACGATGGTTTTGGAAATATAGGGGGTATTATGGCTACAATAGACGGACAAAAAATTTCTATCCCTTTAGACCCTGCCAACCGCCACTACGCAGCTATCCTTGAATGGGTAGATGATGGAAACACAATTGAGGAGGCTGATTAATGCCATATATAGGTAATCAACCGGGAACGGGTGTAAGAAACCGTTTTATCTATACCGCGACTGCCTCCCAGACCACGTTCACAGGGGCGGATAACAATAGCAAAACGTTGAGCTATGCAGATTCTGCATACGTTGACGTTTTTTTAAATGGAATCTGTCTCGTGCCGGGAACCGACTACACCGCCAGTACAAAGACGAGCATCGTATTAACCCAAGCAGCTTCACTTAGCGATACTTTAGAAGTTATTGCGTATGACGTAGCGTCAATGGATGACTCTCTTTCAACGTCTGATGGCGGGACTATTTTAGGTAATTTAGGCGTTTCCACCTCTTCTCCTGATCTTACTTTTACAAACACTACCTCTGAGGACACAGACGGAGGCCGAGAGTCTACGATCACCTTTAAGGGTAAACAGTCTGGCGGCGAAGAAAGTACCTTAGCTGAAATACGAGCCAGTCATGACGCAACAGCAGACGATCAAAAAGGCGATTTAATATTTAAGACTAATGATGGATCTGATGGTACAAGTCCAACTGAAGCTATGAGGATTGAATCAGACCAACAAGTTTTAATAACTACAAGTGCAGATGCTAAAGGTCTTACTATTAAGAACTCTGGTGACAACAGACCATACTTAAATATGGACGCTAATAGAAGTGGTGCAGGAAATAATTTATCACAAATAAACTTTAAGTGGGATGGAACTGATGTTGCTAGAATTATAGCTGTAGCAGGAGCAGATACTACCAATAAAGACGATGCTCATATAACATTTGGTACTGCTTCAGCAGGGTCTGTAGATGAACGTATGCGTCTTACATCGAGTGGAGGTTTAGCTATTGGTTCTACCGATAACAATGGTTTTAATCTTAAAGTTGAAGGTTTAACAATGCTTGAATCTGGTAACAATGAAACCTTTGGTCAACTTTTTATTCATGGCACTGGTTCGTCAACTGGTGATGCACAAATTTCTATGCATACTGATTCAAACGGTAGAGCTATCTACGTTGATGAAAGTGATGCTAATACCCTGAGATTTTCTGGTGGTGCTGGAAAAGGCCACTCATCTGACTTTAAAATAGATAACAGTGGTAATGTAACAGTAGGTGGTTCTCTTTCTAAGGGTTCTGGTTCATTTAAAATACGCCATCCATTAGAATCTAAAAAAGATACACACTGGCTTGTTCACTCTTTTGTTGAGGGGCCACAAGCTGATAACTTATATCGTGGTAGAGTTACTCTTGAAGACGGTGTAGCAAGTGTAAATGTTGATATAGCATCAGGAATGACTGATGGAACTTTTGTTCTCCTAAACAGAGACATTCAATGTTTTACAACAAATGAAACTGGTTGGACTCCTATTAAAGGTTCTGTGTCAGGAAATATTCTTACAATTACAGCACAGGATAATACTTGTACTGATACTATTTCATGGATGGTTATTGGTGAACGTCAAGATGACCACATGAAACAAAACACTACAGGTTGGACAGATAGCGATGGTAAAATAATTATTGAGCCAGAGCTAACTAAAACAGAAAAAGAAGATAATACAGAAATAATTGAAAATCCTGTTCTAAAATTTGATTATAGTGAATTGGAGGCAGAATAATGGCAGTATCAAGAATCGACGAAGCTGGCCTCAACGTTAACCAGTATGGGAACAGAAATGTTATAGGTAATTCTGCAATGAGAATTGCTCAACGAGGTACGAGCACAACAGGAATTACTGGTTCTGATTATCAAGCTCTTGATAGATTTAGAACATCTATAGGTAATGGTGGAACTTGGACAATGAGTCAAGCATCTGTTACTGATTTAGTAGGTTTTGCTAATTCATTAAAGATGGATGTTACTACAGCAAAAAGTTCTCCAGATGCTAATTCAAGTTGTAGGATTCAAACAAAAATTGAGGGTCAAGATTTACAACATTTTAAAAAAGGTACTGCAAGTGCAGAACAATACACTTTAAGTTTTTATGTTAAATCAACAACAACTGGAACATACATAGTTGAATTTTTTGACGGAGATAATACTAGACATGTTGGTAAATCGTACACAATAGACGCTGCTGATACTTGGGAATATAAAACTATAACAATGCCAGCAGATACTACAGGAGCTTTTGATCGTGATGCTAATGGTAGTCTTATAGTAAGTTGGTATTTAATGGCAGGGTCAGATTTAACTTCTGGAACTTTAAGAGAAACTTGGGGTGGTTCTTCAAATACTGAAAGGGCAGGTGGACAAGTAAATCTTGCAGCAAGTACATCTAATGATTGGCAAATCACAGGGGTACAACTAGAAGCAGGAGACACAGCAACCCCTTTTGAATATATCCCCTTTGCTGATGACTTAGCTAGGTGTCAGAGGTATTACTATAGAATAAGTTGTGATGGTAGTCACGATGGTGTTTATACAATTGGTAACGCATTTACTACTGATGATGCTCTTTGTGCAGTGCCTTTTCCTGTTGCTATGAGAGCGGAACCAACTCTTGGTTTTCAAACAGGGGCAAGTGGACATAAAATTAGGACTGGATCAGGGTCTAGTCAACAAACTTCAGCATTAATTATTAGTGCTTTTGACAATACTAATTTTACTAATGTTTCGCTTACTGGCACTACAACAACTGCTAATTTAACAAGCGGACATGCCGCACAATTTCGTGTAAGCCCAGATGACTTTATTGATTTCGATGCGGAGTTATAAAAATGGATATTAAATCAGCTAAATACTTTAAAATATCGTATGAGGATGCTCCCGACAAAACAGTAATCCAAGCAGTTATTGATGATAGAAATATGTCTATACCAATATCAGAGGATAACCGTTACTACCGAGCAGTCCTCGAATGGGCGGAAGAAGACGGCAACGAGATTCAAGCAGCGGAGTAATGTTACATGCCACTAAGCAAACTCCAGTTCAAGCCGGGAATCAACCGAGAAGGCACCAACTATTCTAACGAAGGTGGTTGGTTTGACGGAGATAAGATCCGTTTTAAGTCTGGCTATGTGGAGCGCATTGGTGGCTGGCAAAAGGTAGCTACAACCACATTTGAGGGTAGCTGTCGTAACATGCTGGATTTTGTAACACTGGCATCTGAAAACTTATTGTTTATGGGTACGCATGAAAAAGCCTACCTCGAAGATGGTGGCACTTACTACGACATAACTCCTATAAGAACTACGATTACATGCGGAGCAAACCCCATAACAACAGGAACCGCAGGATCTGGTATTATTACGGTAACAGCTAATTCTCACGGATCAAAAGTAGGTAATTACGTCACAATAGCGGGGGCCACGGCTGTAGATGGACTTACAACAGATCAACTTAATCAAAATTTAGAAATACTAACAGTTCCAGATAGCAACACTTTTACTGTTGACACAGGTGGAGCGGCTTCTTCTGGGTCAACGGCTGGAGGTGGTAGTTCTGTTACCGCAGCTATGGAAATAGATGTTGGTCTTAACACCACAGTTCTTGGTAATGGTTGGGGTGCAGGTACTTGGGGACGTATGACTTGGAGTTCTGGTGCTGGATCGTTAGCGGGTCAAAACCTCAGACTGTGGATGTCTGATTCTTGGGGCGAGGATCTGGTTGCTAATTTAGTGGATGGCAGTCTTTACTATTGGGACGCAACAACTGGCAAATCCGCCCGAATGGTTGAATTAAGCACTGTATCAGGTGCTAGTGATGTTCCAACTACCGTTCGAAAAGTTATGGTATCGGACACAGATCGTCATGTTTTGTGTTTTGGTGCCAATCCGGTGGGTAGTGCTACATTCGATCCATTGCTTATTCGTTGGTCTAGCCAAGAAAGTGTAACAGATTGGACACCCACTGCTACCAACACCGCTGGTGACATACGATTGTCTCAAGGTTCTGAGATAGTAACAGCTATTCGAACATCGCGTCAGATCCTTGTGTTTACAGAAAACAGTTTACATAGTGTGCAGTTTGTCGGAGCACCGTTTACTTTTGGTGCAGCAATAATCGGTACAAACGTCCGTATTGCAGGTCCTAACACAGCGATTGCTGTAAACGATGTTGTCTTTTGGATGGGTCAGGAAAACTTCTATCTTTACGATGGTCGTATAAACCCTATACCATGTAGCGTTCGACAGTATGTGTTTGATGATATTAATCGTAATCAATCGTTCAAGTTTTTTGCAGGTAGCCTATCAAGCAACTCTGAAGTCTGGTGGTATTATTGTTCTGAGAACAGTAGTGAAATAGATCGTTATGTAATTTACAACTATCTTGAAAAAACTTGGTACTACGGAACCTTAGCCAGAACAGCTTGGAACGATAGAGCGTCTGGATCTCGTTTATTTCCACAAGCTCCAGGAACAGACGGCGTATTGTACAACCACGAAAACGGTTTGGACGATGGCAGCGTTAACCCTCCAGCCGCAATCAACGCCTTTGTGCAGTCAGCAGACTTTGACATAGGCGACGGTCAACAGTTTATGCTAATCAACAGGATTATACCTGATCTTAACTTTTCAGATTCGGATGCGACGTCACCGCAGGTTAAGTTTACCATGGGTGCGAGAAACTATAGCGGTAGCGCAGCGGGTCAAGGATCTGTAAACGGGGATGTTATACGATCCTCTGTGGTCTCTGGAACAGATAACTACACGGATCAGGTCTACATGAGATTAAGAGGACGACAGGTTAACTTGAAAGTTGAGAGCGATACGACCGGAGTCAAATGGAGACTGGGTGCACCCAGGTTAGATGCAAGACCGGATGGTCGTCGATGAGTAGAAAGATTGTTCGATCCATTATTCCGATTGCCCCTCCACAGTATGACTCCGCATATGTGAATCAATTGGCTCGGTCCTTGGACAATTTCATAGATGAGACCAGGAATCCGCTTTTAAACATACCGAACATGCCAAACGTGAGTGTGGTTAGTGTTTTAGAAGAGGGCGATCTTTTTGAGGATAATGGTTTTGTAAAAATCAAACGTGCAAATACAACGGCTGTCACAACAAATGTGGGCACATCAGCAGTAGGAACAGTAACAGTGGTGATATCATGACAGACATACTTATTATGCCAGACGGTAGTAGGTGGAAACCTTCGACAAGTTCTGATACAGTAGAATGTGTAAGCTGCGGTAACGAAGTGGACACACCAGAAGAGATTGCGTCTTATCCAGACGGTAACTGCCCTGATTGTGGTGAGTCATGGACAGGAAGTGAAAAGAGAAGTACAACTATTGTAGTAACAATGCCTGAACAAATCTCTGGAGGATCGGGTTAATGGCTGAGAACAAGCAAGGTTATTTTCTTGGAGGCATACTTAGTGCGTTAGCGGGTAAAGCTTTGCTACCCAAGATTCTTGGTGGCATAGCTGGAACTGTTGTCTTAAATAAGTTGTTTGGATCTAAGAGTGGTACTAACAAAGAAAGTGTTGAAGAAGCACTTGCAAGGTTTAATGCAGCACCTAAAACTACAGATCCGTTGAAGAATTTGTTTAAGTCTCGATACACTACGATGGACGAAGCTGGTAATGAAGTATCTCCGCACTTTGATACAGCCGAGGAACGAGACGCTTATGACAAAAAGATTGAAGAAGAGTATAGGACTCAACCCATCTCACAACTATACTCAGGTCTTGCTCTTGGGGGCCAGGCCCAAGCGGAGTCTGGTATCGGGGGCTTGATCCAAGGTCCTGGAAATGTGACCAGTGACTCAATACCTGGTGGTATTATGCAGAACGGTCAAAAGGTAGAAGAAATATTGGTATCTAACGGCGAAGTAATTTTTTCAGGAAAAGACTTAGAAAATTTAGATCCAGATGGTAACATAGAAAGAGCGGGTCAACGATTGGGTAATGCACCCAATGGAACTCGTGGTGCAGAAGCGGCAAGAATGTACGCTGAAGTGCAATCAGCATAGAAGGGTAAGACTATGGCAGAAACAACAGCAACAACGATTACGGACTTACCCGAATATCAGAAACAATATCTACAAGAGATCCTGCAACGGGCACAGGCTCTGGGTAAACAAGCTTACACGCTTCCATCCTATCAGGTTGCAGGTCGTACGCCTATACAACAGCAAGCTACGAACCTAGCTACACAAGGTATTGGTGCGTATATGCCTATGTTACAGGCAGGAGAAAAAGCTACCGCTGCTGGTATTGCGGCGACCGAAAGCCTGTTAGATCCAAATGCTGCAATGGCGTTTATGAATCCGTATCAACAGGCTGTTTCTGATGAAATAAACCGTGCATATGACATTCAGGCTAGAGATGCCGGACTCGCGGCTGTCGGACAACCTGGCGGTCCTTCTGCTTTTGGTGGATCTAGAGCCGAGATAGCAAAACGTGAGATAGATAGAAACCGAGCCTCGGCTCTTGCACAAGCACAGGCACAAGCTTTTGGTCAGGCACAGCAGCAACAGTTGGCACGAGCACAATCAGCGGCACAGGGGCTGGGTAGTTTGGGTATGCAACAGGCTAAACTTGGCGAGGCGTTCCAAGGTCTCAACATCAACGACATCAACATGCTATCTGCTCTTGGTGGTCAGGAACAGCAACAGCGTCAGAGAGAACTGGATGCAGCAAGACAGACACAATACCAGAATGTCATGCAACCATATCAGCAACTCGGATTCTACTCAGATATATTCCAAGGCATGCCGACATCTCAGACTACGTTTACATCGCAGCAGTCTCCAGATCCTAGCATGTTGTCACAGATTGGTGGTCTCGGTATGGGACTCTATAGTCTCGGCAAAGCTGGAATGTTTGGTTAAGGCAGGAGTTTAAACATGAATGTAATGAACCGCAAATTGTTTGCTAATCGAGATGCTCGTCGAAAACTGGCAAGCATGGGCGGTATAATGGTTTCATCTCCAGAGCTTATGCAAGCAGCTCAAATGTTTGCTAATGGAGGATCAGCGGTAGTAAAAACTGTATTGATGGGTAGGGGTCTCTATGATGTTAAGGCGAATGGTCAAATTGTACCAAGAGTAAGTGGAGTTCCTCTTGATCCAACTGACCCAGCGCAAGCTGAATTAATACGGGAAGTACGGTCTGAGGGGGTTGATATAGATGGCCCAACGATTGGAGCCAGCACTCGTGGTGAAGCCATAGACATGGTTAACAGGCGAATTGGTAGGGACATGAGTGAAAAGGGGTTAACTGATATGAGAGAGGTTGATCAGCCTCTTAGAATTGAAAGATCTATACAGTACACGCCAGATGATCTTTTTGGTATTCCTTTGGACGAGGCAACAGTAACTGGAGGTCTATTACCTCCAAAGCTAGACTCCGCACCCATTACAGAAAACGAAGCGGGTATTGGCAGTAGTTTCCCCAAGATTCCAGATTCACGAAAAGCAAAAGATCAATTAATTAGAGGAAAGCTCGCGGATCAGATCAGAAGTGAGGGTCTTCCCTCTATAACCACCCCTGATGATGAAAATCCAATGGTAAAATTAATTGAAGCAGGAATAGATAAAGTAACAACTCCTTTCAAACCAGATACAACAAACAACCCGCCTAATCCATATCAAAGTGATATTGACGCGGCGGTGGAGTCCTTCACTGGGCCAGCTATTGGTGGCAATCTTGAGGGTCAAGATGAGGGTGATTCTACTTTATCAGGTGATAACTTTATACTGCCTCCAACTGAGGGTTATCCATTTCCCACAGATGCACCGGAAGTTGTTGAAGAAGAAAAGAAAAAGTTAGAAAAAGATTTTGGCACAGAAACAGAGGACATACCTTTTTCAGACATCCCCGGTTTTACAGGTGATAAAGAAAAAGACTCAGAAGCAGTTATTAAAGATTTAGGTAAAGCTGTTGACAAAGAGAATAAGAAGACAGGTGGAGGAAGCCCTGCTAATGCAGGTGCAAATGTCTTTTTAGATGCAGCGGGTGTAGACTCATCTAACATGACCCTCAAAGAAAAAGTCACATCGATGAAAGAAATCTACACAGAGTTACTGGGCTACGATGATGAAGATGAGTCTGAGTTATTCTGGCTAAACATGGCTCAAATAGGTTTTCTAGTTGCATCTGGACAAGATCCAAACGCTTTGGCAAACATAGCCGCTGGTTTTGCTCAAGGCGCAAGTAAGTTTGCAGAAGATAAAAGAGACAAAAAAGCTCGTGATGATAAGATTACTCTTGCTGCTTTTGGTGAAGTTATGGCTGATGAAAGAGCAACTACAAAATTTGGCAGGGATCTACAGCTAGCTAAAATACGTGCATCAGGATCTAGTTCCTATTCTACGGTAGACAGAATGTTTAAGTCTGTTTTAGATAACAGTCTAGCCGCATATAAAACTCAAGTTGAAGACGGCACGATAACAAATGAACAAGCTGTCGCTAAAGCCATGGCGGATGCTTCCACCGCTTTTCCTGACTCACAGTTTGCAAACACAACCAAGCTTCCACCAGAAGAAACCGTTCAAGTTATGCAGGATGGAGTACTAAAAACAGTTCCTATTAGTCAATTACCTACTCAGAAAAAAGTACTAAACAAAGAAGGGTAGGACATGGCAGAGTTTGATCCCACCAAACCATTTACAATAGTGGAGCCAGACCCTATAGAATTTGATCCCACCAAACCATTTACAATAGTGGGAGAAGAAGAGGACGAATCCGATCAAACAGTCGTTGGTTCCATAGGTCGAGGTGCTGGTGCAGGTTTAGTTAACATTGCACAAGGACTCTCGGAACTTGGTGCTGCGGGTCTCGAAGCCACAGGTGCTATTGACGAAGGTAGTCAGGAAGCAACAACCGAGGCGTTTGAATCTCTCAAAGATGCCACTGGATTACGACCAGATCGTGCGGCTGGTAAGGTCGCAGAAACTATCGCTACATATGCTACACCTGGATTAGGCGTATTTAGCTGGGTATCTAAGGCAGACAAAGCACGTAGAGCTTTACAGGCAGGAACGGCTGCACCAAAAACTAAAACAATAATAGGTAGATCTGCTGTTAAGTTTGGCGAGAAAGCTCCTGCTGCTTTGACAGGAACACGGGCAGGTCGTGCCGCTCTAACAACCGTTGGCACAGGCGTAGCTGACATTTTTGTTTCACCAAGCTCAATGTCAACTCTTGCAGATAGCTGGGATGCCATGCCTGATTTTCTTAGAACAGAAGATGAAGAAGGTCTAACAGGTAAGGAACTAACAGGGGTGCGTCTTAGAAATAAATTTCGTCTTGGTCTTGAAGGAGCCGGATTTAACTTAGGAGCAGAAGTTGTTTTACCCGTGGTGGGTGCAACAGTTAAAGGCATAGGTCAGGTGCCAGGTGTGCCAGCCTTGGCACGAGGTCTATCTAATACGTTCGATTATATGGGAGACAAAATTCTTCAAGCTCCAGTCATTGGACCACGGGTCAAGAAGTACTTAACTCCTGATGGATTGGCTCCAAACGAAATCATGACAGCCCTCAGAACGGCTGAAGGTATGACTGAAGGCCAAGAGAAGATGGCTAGTGAAACCATCCGAGAGTACGATAAAGCTGTTCGTAACTTAATAAAGTTTCAAGGTGTCAGAGGTTTGTTTCGTTCAGGGCAGGAACGTATTCAACGGACATATAGTGACACATTTGATTACCTAACCGGAGATATGGCTGCGGATGTTTTCCGTTCCACATACGGCACCAAAGTAACAAAAGCTGCAGACAAAATGCGAGAACAGATTACCGATCTAAGCAATATGTTTCGTGAGTCGATAGAAGAGTCCAACCTACCCAGAGAAGAAATTGATCGTCTTCAAGGTATCTTTGACCAAAACCAAGCCACATATATACGAAGATTATACGAAATAAATCTCCGACCAGAAAAGTTCAGAGGTGTACCTGTACGAGAAATGCCAAACTATGATGCAGCTTTAGCTCAAACAGAACAAGCTTTCCGTAACAGAAACGCACGGATACAATCCGCGATAGCCGCAGGTCGAAACGTTGCAGATAGAGACATGATCGTAGATGATCCACGAGCCGCAGCGGAAATGTTTATTGATGAACAGTTTGATCGAGCACGTTTGGCTATGGGAGAACTTGCTCTTGATGCTCCACAGCACATCAAATACATAACTCAAGGCGGTAAAGAAGTTAGAACAGAGACCCGTGGTAATCTCTTCAACCTAGCTGACGGAATGTTGAAGGATCGTTCGCGGATTTTAGACGAAGCTCCTCTACTACAAGAAATGATGGGTGTAATACGTGATCCAAAAGAAGCGTTTCTTCGCACGGTAAACGATACATCTAACACCATCGCAGCACAAAGATTGTATGGTGAGGTTGCAAGATCTCTTGGTAAAACAACATTTCAGGATGGATTACCTGCACTGAGACAAGGTCAACGTCCCATCATCGATGGTAACAACTTAACGGATCAAATGGTCGCACAGTTAGAGGGCTTTGGGTATGTAAGAGCCGGAGAATTGAATCCAGAGAGAGCCTTTGGTGGTAAGTTTGGGTCTCTATCTGGTGATTTTATCCCTGTAGAAGTGTATAATTCTTTGACCACACCTATGAGATCAAGCTCCTCGGTCCAAGAAGCTCTGGCTGTATCGCTACAACTCAAGGGTTTATCACAGATGACCAAGACTGTGCTGAACCCCTTATCACAAGTCAGAAACTTTCTATCCAATACGTTTGTCGTAGGTGCAAATGGTTTGTTGGGCAGGAACTTAGGCTTGTTTGAGAGTGCAGATGTCTTGGTTTCCAACGCCCTCGAAAGCCCAGAACAATTCAAGTTGTTACGATCAATGGCGGACGAAGGAGCGATTGGTCAAAACATACAGATCAACGAGATGCGTCGATTGTTGCAAGAACAAACTGAGTTGGGTGTATCTGCACGACTTAACAAAGCAGGTAACGCCTTTCGACAATCTAAGCTTGGTGCACCTGTTCGGTTTATGGAAAAGACCTATGGATTGGGTGACGACTACTGGAAGGTGGTCGGTGCTCTGGGAGAGAAAGCAAGATATGGTGCTGCTCTTCGCAAAGGTGGGGTAGATATAGACAACGTATCTCCCGCAGTTCAAGAAGCTTTAGTTGCTTCTGGTCTTGCACAAAGATCCAGATCGATTGCAGGTACAGAGTTTGGTGATCTGTTTGCTATCGACTTAGTTAAACAAACCATGCCTACATACTCCATGGTTCCTGAAGCGATTAAAGCGTTACGTCGTATACCTGTCGTCGGTAACTTTATGGCTTTTCCTGCTGAGATTATTCGTACAACAGGCAACATCGTTAATCGTGCTGTCAAAGAGATGGGATTTAAACCCACTCAACAGATGATAGATGAACTAGGTATAGAGTCCGCAAACAGAATAGCTCGTCAGGTTAGAGGCATAGGTGCCCAACGTTTGACAGGGTATATCTCCATGGCACAGGTTGCTCCGTTGGCAATGCGTGACGCGGCACATACAATTCTTGAAGTGACACCAGAAGAAGAAGCTCTTCTAGAAGAGAACAGTGCTTACTGGACTAAGGGCAATACTCTTATGTATTTGGAAAAACTCAAGGACGGACAGGCAGATTACGCCGACTTGTCTTACATGCTACCGTATGAGTTTATGCTTGCCCCTGCTCGTGCTGCCCTGCAAGTGTATGGAGAGAAGGGTGAAGTCGGAGCTAATGAAGCAGAACAGATCTTTGCTGGAACGTGGGAAGGTTTCAAGAAGTTTGCAGAACCATTTGCTTCAGAAGGTCTCGCAGCTGAAAGAGTTATCGACGTAACAATACGAAACGGCAAAACACAGACAGGTGCCGAGATCTATGAACCAGGTGAGATGTGGGGAGACAAACTATCTAAGTCCTTGGTACACGTAACTGGGGCGTTTATGCCTGGAATTATTGATCAGTTCAGAACAATCAAAGGTGGTGAGTTTGTTCCAGGTCGTGCCACTCGCGCTATTACTGGTATGCCCTCAAGAGACGGAGATCCCTACACCATAGCTGAAGAAGCTGGCACCATGCTCATTGGTGTTCGACCCATGAAACTTAAAGTAGATCGTAGTCTTGGGTATGCTGGAGGTGAATATTCTGCAAACAGATCCAGTGCTGTTCAGATCTTTACTAAAGTAGCCGACGACAATGATGCAGATGTCGATGACATATTGGGTGCCTATGTACAAGCTAACGAAGCACGTCGCAGACACCAAGCAGAACTCAGAGATAAAATACTAAAGGCACAGGCAGCAGGTATGAGTAAGGCTGAAGTATTCAAAGCTTTCAAAAACACAGGTGTAAGTCGCAAAGAACTTCGAGATATTCTTAATAACAGATACATACCAATCAAAGTAAGTCGAAACTTAATTAGAGAAGTTGCCAGGGAAGTAAATATTAACAGAGAAAATCGTATACTTAGTAGAGTTCCTGTTAGTGAGATCAATGCGGTGCGTAGGTCATTAATTGGAACTCCAATTATTGGAGAAAGAGAAGAGGTGCAAGAGACCACAACTCCTGTTTTTGATCCTACCCAGCCATTCACAATTGTGGGACAAGAAACGCCTTCACCAAGCCCGACAGTTTCTGTTCCTGCTCCATCACCACAACCAACCACACTACAACAGGTGCGAGATAAAACCAGAACTATACTGGGTACAGCGAGCAATCCAATATCTGCATTAAGAGACTTGGAAATCTTTCAGAGTACGAGAGACTAATCCTCCACCTCAATCCTGACGCCCTTGCCCCCGAACATTCTAACCAGTTCGTCAGCCATTCCCTCTGTTTCTTGGACCAGGCCCTCGTCCATTGACAGCACCGATAAATCAACTGCCCATCCGATAAAATCCATCAAGGCTTCTATCTGCATAGGATGCATCTGTCTTAATCCCAGGGTTTTCATATCAGGATCTATCATTCGATTTCTCCCCAATTGTCCTTGAGTTCATCGTCAACTTTAGAGGGGACTTTCAAGACGTCCGACAGCCCATTCTCCATTATGTCCTTGATGCATCGCGCTTGGTCGTCACCCTCTACTGAGAAGCATAACTCATCATGAACCGTAAGCATAGGTAAAAGTCCCTCTGAATAACAATCAGCCATAGCTTTTTTTGTCTGGTCGGCGGCTGATCCTTGAATCAATTTGTTCAACGCCTTGTAAGTAAACGCTCTTTTCAATGGCTGACCATATTCTTTCATGGCTTCTTCGTATGGTAATGGCTTCTTGTATCCAAACGTTCTCGGCTCCCACAGGTGAAATCGACAGCGACGCCCCAGTATGGTACGGATCTGCCCTGTCTTCTCTGCTTGTTTACTTGCCAGATCTGCAAGACCCTTAACGAACGGCACCTTCTCACGGTGTGTTGCCAGTAGTTCTCCTGCTTCGTCAGGTGAGATGTCTAGTTGCCCTGCCAGTTTACCTTTGCCCATACCGTACATGATACCTAAGTTCACGACCTTTGCTTCCTTACGTTTGATTCCTGCTATGTCCGCTACCATCTGGTGCAGATCCACGTCACCGCTGTGATATTCCTCTACGATTGTATCAACGATAGGATGCTTGAACTCTCCCTTCAGGCTTGCCGCAAAGTGCACCAGTAACCTCGGCTCTTGGCTCGAATAGTCAAACGATCCCCACTTGGTTCCTTCTTCTGGTATAAACAGACCACGGATCATCTTCTTGATCTCAGGATCACGCGAAGGAATTTGCTGTAGGTTTGGGTTGGACGACGAGAATCGCCCAGTT